GTAATCTTCTTCATTGTCTGTTTCATCAAGTCCATCCCAGTAACTTCCGTCACTTTTTAGTTTGTACTTTAATGTACCAAAGATGCTGAGGAACTTTTGATTCTTCTCGCCCCATTGTTTTGTTAGTTCATTAAATCTATCACGACCAAACATAATCTGTAGTTGTGTCTTACAATCTTCTGGACTTGGGTTGATATCATATTTTGTATCAGTCAATGTATGCATAAAGCTAATGCATTGATCTATCTCAATCTCAGTCATAAATGGGCTGAGTTCTGTGGTCATCTTATCAAAGTTCTTAAGATGCCCAACATACATGGGTTTGTCAATAAGTTGTTGCATATTAGTGTACCGTGTTCTCTTGGCTTAAGCCATCTAATCGTTCGTTAACGTCAATGTTAATCTTACCCTTAAGTTCTGTAGTCATGCCAGCTTTGTATTCTTTTAAATAGTTCTCTTGCTGTAATGCACCTAGGAACTGATGTATTGTTCGTAGTCCAAGTATCTTCATTTCAAAAAGATTCTTGTTGTCATCACTAAGTTCATCAATGTTCATCTCCATCATTTTCTCTAATGATACTTCAATATCTTTAACTAATGGGTCTACTGTAACGACCAATTGTTCGTCATTGTCACGGTATAGTTTGTATGTGTATTCAATTTGTTGAGTCATATATTTCCTTAAATTGTTCTGGGGTTATTTCACTGTAATTACTATCTGTAATGTCTAGTTGTCTAGTTCCATTTACTCTAATAATTTTTTGATTAGGATGATCTTTTAGTATTCGTCTTAATCTTTGTATCCATTTTGTATCTGTCATACTGGCTGCAGGCCATACATAACTACTTTGGTAATTGTTTGTACCAGTATAAACGTTTGGCAATGAACTTGGGTCACTGCTGTAGTCAAAGCCAATTACATAAATTGTTTCATGTTCATTACTCATTGCTAATCTTAATGCACTGTTACCACTGTCATGTGTTTCACGTTGTATTGTGCAAAAGTTTATTGGTTCACCTAGGTTTGCTAAGTCATCCATTTTATTACAATGTTGTGTGTAAAACTTAGTATTGTAATGTATCTTGTTATTAACTATCTCACACACCATGAGTATATCCATGCTTACTAAGTAGTCTGGCATAAAGTCTCTGTATATTGCGTTACATCCATAAGTATACATTGTTGCATTGATACAATCTAAGTCAAAGTTTAGTCTGCTAGGACCATTACCAATTACGCAAGCAATATTCACTTTTTAGTCATATCTTTCTTAGGTTCTTTATATCCACTGGCATATGCCGCGGCTGCTTGTTTCTCAGCATCAGCACGATTCTTATATGGCTTACCACTATCTCCCCAACGATAATAGCGTTCACCTTTGATTGTTACAACTTGTATAGGCATTTCAGGACCCTTTCTTTTCTTTATAGTATTTAGTTCTTTGCAATTAGTCTGATGTTTATGAATGCCAAGATCAGTTTTAAAAGTGTTCTCACAATGTAAACAACGGTAGCCAGTAAACTTCCATTGTTTTAATGTATTGCTATATTGGTGTATGATACTATAGTTTGAATCAATATCAACAGTGTGCATTGAGTGAATATTCTGTATTGTTAACTTGTGCATGAGATTCCTGTAATTTTTGTCTACGGCGTTCCCATGACTTACGCATGTTGTCTTTATGTTCTTGTGTTTTAGGTACGCCAAGTTTTGCTTGACGCATTTTTTCTTTTTGTTCTGGAGTTTTTGGTACTCCAACACAAGCCTTACGAACGCCATTAATTACATTATTTAATGCTATTGGGTCATGCGGGCCTGTACCTCTAGTCCATGCTGTGTAGCCTGGTTCGGGTTCACATGGAACTACCTCATGTAATTCAAAGCGTTTGATGTACTTGACGTTGTTGGTATCGAATCTGTGATATCTCATATAACTTTTCTGTTTCATAGTACATCTATTTACATCCTATAATCTATTTGGATAAATTTCTTAACCAAAAAAATAGGGATCCCTATGACCCCTATTGCTTGTGAAACATCAAATTAGTTGCCATTCTCACTATGGCGTTTCACATAGCGTGAGACTATTTGAATTCAAACATTCTACCTAGATCCATATCTTTGTCTCTGGAAAAGTCTGGTAGTGTATCTGGATTGTAACCAATAATACGATAATGTTCTCTGCGTTCTGCATAAGTCATTTCTTGCAAATATTCATCGTTTTCTGGATCATACTCTTGCTGACCATAATCAGTTTGACTATCATAGAATCCTTCAGTGTTATTTGATGACTTAGTTCGTTGCAATTTGATTTTTGGTCTAGTGTGTTGTACTCCAGTCAATTTACTGAATTGTTCATCAATGTCTGATTCGTCATCTTGATTGTCTTTACTGATCCAAGCATGAAACTCTTGACAATCTAATGTCATCAGTGGTTCTAGATTACTTAATTGATATTTGATATCGGTAATCTGTTCGTTTGATAGTTTGTTCAATGTGATGAAACTATCATGCACTCTTGCAACTACAGGAATCTTACTTGTAATCTGATCCATAATTGCTTTTTCTGCATGTTGAAACACATAACTCATAATTTGACTTTTGCGTATCTTACCATTCTTAAACATGTTTGGCACATTTGATACATTCTGACAGAATGACTTATCTTTCTTAAACTCATCAGTAATGATTGTGGTAATTGCTTGTTGTTCTCTGACAAAACTCTTGATCCAAGGATCATTCATAAAGTTATTTCTATCTACTGGATTCATAATGATATCTTCAATACTTGTAGTATGCCATTCCCCATCAACTTGCCAGCTACCTCCACCTATACGAGCACCAAAGCCAATCGCTGTAATTGCTTCTTTGACTAGCTTTTCTGGGTCTGGGTATTTTGTAATATGTAGTGCAAGTTTTTTTCTGATCGGGCTTTTATAATCAAGATATTCTTTAGTGTATGTGAAATGACCATAGTCATCGATACCATTGTCTTTAAGTATCTTACGAACCATCATAAGTTTAATAGAATAGACTGCGGCATTCAAGTCGTAAACACAATGATTGCCCAAACATGCTGTACGAACTTCTTTTGTGCTATTCTGTATATTGATACCTTTATAATAGACACGACCATACTCACTTGGATTTGGTATCTGTGGTAATACATGTCTATCAAATGCTGAATAGAAATATTCACTAATTAATTTGATATATTTGGCTTGTCGTAGATTGCGATACAATGTTGCCTCATATTTTGAATTCTTTGTTGATAACTGTATCTCTCTATTTGTATTCTCAATAAATGCATTCAAACTCTGTATATCGATTGGAACAACTTCTAATGAATTAATTGTGTCATCAGTTAGTTCTCCATAATAAAGTGCTACTAATTCTTCACTATTTGCGGTGTCAATTAGTAAATCAATTAAGTTTTGGTTAAACATATATACCTCTGAGTTTTGTTCAAATCTATTACCTTTTTTACGACCATTGCCCTTTTTCTCATCTGGTGCATAAAAGAATGGTCTAATACTACTGAATTCTTTGTAGATATAGTATGTAGTGTTTTTATAATAAAATCTTTCATACCATAACTTATCAAGTGATAGATGTGTATAATTTGATTTGACGAATGGCATTCGTTTGAGCAATAATTGTCTCAATGAATCTAGATATGTATTATAATGCTTTTGTGCTTTATCTTGCGACATTTCTGGGAACTTATCCAGAAATTCTTTTGGAACTCGGATGTATCTTTCTTTCCAGTCATCAGTTGTCCCCATATCTTTCTGATATGTCTTATCCATGTCATCTGAGTAATCTGCAAGATTATCTATTATTGTCCCGCTGGATTTGTGTTTTTCAGGACCTACATGTCCCGCTACTTTTTGATTAAAAAAATTGTTCATAGTTTTTCCTTATAATTGAACTTGTTATTTGAACTTTTGACATTTTTATTTCTCCTAAAGTCTTATCATCTACAAATTCTTTTAGCGAAGATGAAACCCCCACGCTAATGAGGGTTTCTGTTTGGAGATGTCAAAATTCTATACAAAACAAGAAGATTTTATAAAGAAAATTGTATGCGGACGAGACTAAACATTCGCATATTGTATTTAGTATATTACGCATAAAACATAACTTTTCCTAGTATTTTTGGGTATTTTTTGTCAACCTAAAATGTTGTATTTTTACAACCCCGTAAATATTTGACAATAAATGGAGATTCTGCTAAACTACATATATTGAATCAAAAGACGGA